CTTCCTAATGATGTATTTAAAACAATTATCTTCAATTATATAAGATACTACACTATATCCTATTAACTTATCTTCGTAGTAAAAAAATAAAGAAATTAAATTCTCTTTCTCCTTCTCATAATATTTAATAAAAAAAGATTTATCATACCCGCTATGCTTATTCCATCCATATTTTTCCCCACTCAACTCGTCCCATCTCTTTATTAAATCTTCTATCTCATCTATATTATTTATATCTCTTTTTATAGATATAGTTTTATTATACTTATTTCTAGCTTCTCTTATCTCTCTATTTCTTTTTCCTTGTAATTTAAAAAAATCACTATCAAAATGAGAAATTAATAAATTAGAATAATACTTATTTTTTACTTCTGGCTTGTCAAATATATAATAGTAATTAACTTCTTTATAATCTGAGATAGGAAAATCTTTATTAAAAACTACTACTTTATCTCTCTTTTTACTTTTATAAAATCCTTGATAGTCGTCTAATGGTATATAGTGCTTTGACATCATTCCCATTATTGTATGCCTATTTATGTAATTCTTCATGACTATTATCTTACCTATTTTAACATTATGACTTAAAAACTCTATTTTAACCTCGTCACAAGGCTAAATAGTCATTATATATACTTCTCTTTCACTTTTAAATAGTTATTTTATGACATAAATTTAATACAATTCTCCTTTTCATTCTTCTATACCATCTATATCAACATCCTGCTCTTCTTCCACTATATTAGTACCCATAATACCTCCACCAGAAACAATAGGAGATTCTCCCCACCACTCCCTACCTTTCTTCTGACACTTAGATAAAATAGTTTTCCATTCACCAAAACTTAAAATAATAGTTTTGAGAAGAAATTCAAATGTCTGACTAATCTCAATAGTCCCGTCAGAATGAGCTATAGCCATAACAGTCTGTCTCTCTGAAAATAATCCAGGTGTAATTCTATCACTTAAAAATATTCTCTTACTACACTTAAAAGATCCTTCTGCTAATTTTAAAATCTTCTTTAACTCACTAGGAATTAAAGATAAAGAAGCACTATCTTTAACCATCTCCCCCTCTATCTCTATTTCTCTCTCTTTTATAATAAGAAGAGTTCCACTATTACACCAATAAGCCTTAATAGTAGGATGCAATTCTTCTTCTCTTGTTCTTTCATACGATATAATTGATTGTGTCATTAATATAATTCTCCATTCTTTAATATCTTACAGCATAATGACTATATGGATATTTTAAACAATATTTCATCATCTCTTCAATATCTACTTCTTTTTTCATACAATTAACAACATACCAATTATTTGAATCCCACGCACCATCACCATCTGAAGCTAACTGATAATGAATTAAACTATATTTATCATCTTTATTTTTGGTAATAACAATACATAATCTTATTGCTCCCATTCCAAATCCAAATGAATCACAAACTATCTCTTCATCATCTCCTTCTGTTTCTTCTCTAACTTTTTTCATATCTTCTAAACATGTTTCTAAATTTCTTTCTAAAGTGCCATCTGTATCGTAACCTTTTTGTGGGGCTGGTATTTTAAACATTAATATAATTCTCCATTCTTTATTAATTCTTTGGCTTCTCTTATATGTATCGGCAAAAAAACATTTTTCTCACCTCTCCCAATTCGGAATAAATTTCTTAAATCTTCTTTTAAATTTCTTATATTCACTATGCCCAATTATTATGACTTTTATCCCATGCTGTTGCTTAACTGCTTCTATCTTCTTTCTATTCTTCTCACAAGCATCACAAGAGCAAGTCCAATTGCCAGAAGACTTAGCATGACCCTTAATCTCATAGTAAAAATCTTTATTAGAAAAATATAAATCAGGACAATAAGTATAGTCATCTCCATCTATAACTATTTTAAATCTAGTAGGCTCATATAAATACTTCCTACCAACATAGTTACATACTCTGCATATATTTGCTTCCCACGTACTCCTTACATAATGTCCTATATCTTTTCTTATTCCTCCCTTTCCAAACCCTGCTCCCTTAGGAGAAGGTTTGCCATACATAGGGTTGTTCTTACCCTTATAACTTCTCCTGTTCTTATATCCTATTTCTTTTGCTTTCTTATATTCTTCTGTGTCGAATTTACCGTCGTCCCATGCTTTCTTCACTGCTTTAGAAACATTTTTATTATGTTGGGATGTTTTGGGGATATTTTTCATTGTATCAGAAATTCTTTGTTTTCTAATTTTTTCCAATTCTTCTGATGACATAAATCTGTCAACTATTCTTAAAATCTTTTCATAAGAAATACCTGCAAATATATTTCTTTCTTTTAGTAACATATCCTTGAGATAGAAATTATGTTTTATATTTTTCTTATAAAAATCTATAACCTCTAATTCTTGTTCTTTTAAAAGAGTTTGATGATTTTCATCTTTTGTTTTTCTAATGTGATTAACAACCTTCCAATGCTCATTATACTCTTTCTTACAAATAGGACATTCTTTTAAAAATCTACAATGATTATATACTCTACTCATCTCTATTTATTCCCATAAAAAAAGAGTAAAATCTAAATCCTGACTCTCACAAAAGGAAAAAGAAATTACTCTTTATATAATCTAATTTATTAAAATATTTTTATGTGAGAATCAAATATTCTAATAATTACTATTCTACCTTCATATCGACAAATCCTTTAATATAATTCTCCTGTTTCAACTAATTTCTTTGCTACTTCGATATGTTTAGGTAAAAATCTAGGACGCCCCTTAGGAGATAAGCGAAATGTCTCTATCTCTCCAATCTTCACCAAATGCGATAGTCGATTGTAATCTACATTTAATTCTTCTGCAACTTCTTTCATTCTTTTGCTCTCAAAACGCCAATGGGGTACTCTATCAAATTTATAATTATAGCAAGATATAGGGCTTTTTCTTCCAATAAAATCGTAAAAAGCAGGAATACCTTTTGCATTAATAAAAATACGATTTTCATTTGTTCTTTGGCATATAATTCCCATATTATTCAGTCTATCAACTAACATCTCTACCTTTGCTTTTAAAAATCCATCTGTTGATAGTCTAAGAACAATAGTCTGTTGTTTCACTACAACTGACCCGTCTCCTAAATACCATCTCATAATCGAATCTTTAGTCAATTGAACATCTTCTGGAGGTTGTTTTACTCTATTTCCTTTTGTATTTTCTGGATACCATCTCAAATATTGCTTATATATATCAGGATGAAATCTAGTAGAACCGCTAAAAACAAATCCTTGATTCATGGCTTCTGATGATCGTTTTTTTGTTTTTGCATCTAAATTTAGAAATGGAAGCATAAGATATTCGCAAAATTCTTCATATTCAACTCCGCAACCAAATCTAGCTACTTTTGAGTTTTTATTATAATAAAGACCTCCATCTCCTAGTAAAAAACCGTCTATTTTCTCTATCATGTCTTTGTTTATATATGTTTTATTATAATCCAAAGAATTAGGGTCCCAATTTCTTCTTGCCTCTGAAGATCCTCTTCCTATTCCTACTTTTTTTGCATATCTTTGCAAAGTGCCATTATGTATATTGTAATTTTGTTTTAATAGCATTTCTCTTATTTGAGGATATGACATTTTTTTATTAATGTAATATTCTTCAAAAAACTCTTTTGTTAATAAATTAGTATAATGCGGTTGTTCTCTCATATTTTTTCTCCTATAAATATATTATTCTCATATATTACCTAAATACCTTTTTATTTTTTATATTAATAATTATACTTTCACTTATCAACATTATTTTTGGACATAAAAAAAGACAGAGCCGAAGCTCTGCCTTTTAATTTTAACCAATACTCCGATTAAGAAGCATTTGCATCAGTCATAGTGATTTTTGCAATAGCATAATCATTAATAACTACAATTCCAACTTCTTCGTATATTACCCAGCCCAAACGTAACTTTTTAGGATCGTCAGCAGGAAGCACGGTAATATCCTGTCTGATCGGAAAAGCGCCAACTGTCTCAGGAGAAGCAACAACAAGGACTGTGCTGCTGTCCATTCGACTAGAAACGTGTATGTCAGCAGTCCACAAGTGACCATAAAGACCAGTTGTGATAATTTCACGTTGTGTTGCTTCATCATAGAAGTCCTTACCGAATGTTCTGATACTTGCATATTGGAATGCATGAGTAACAATCTTAGCTGCAACCAAATCATGTTGTTCGATTTGTTTGAAAGCTTCATTCAATGCAGGAATAGTAAGAGTTCCGTAATTAGTAATACTCTGAGCTGCAGGAGTTGCAGTCAAAAGAGCATTGAAGATATTACTATCTTCTTCTTTTTGGATCGCTTCTTTAGCCTTGATTTGAGCTCTATCGACTATGTAGAATCTACGAGCTTTAATTTCAGACAATCTAACTGTTGGGTTAGCAGCGATTTCGAAAGTAGGGACTAGAACCTCTTCACCTTCTTGGATTTGATCAGGAACTGCACCTCTACGAGATACAACCCAAGCAATAGCAGCAACGTCACGTTCATAACGAGCCAAAGCACCTTGAGGTAGTTCATCAACCATAAGAAGTTTTCTTCCTACAGCTTGATATTCCAATGCTCTACGGATAGGTTCTACCATAGCCTGAGCCAGAGCAGTTCTACCTTCGTCAGTTTCAAGAGCCTGAGCGATTACGATTTCTTTTTCTTGGTCTGTTAAACCTGTTTTATCAAAAGCCATTTTATTTCTCC